CCATTGTTTTGAATGTTGTAAGGACCGTTTGTGAATCTTTCTGCGAAGAAGATGCTGCTGTAAAGTGTTGCTGCTCCAACACCATTTAATGCAGGAGTAGTTGTAAATGTTGTTGAATTTGGAGTTTCAAAAATTGTATATGTTGACGAAGTAGTTGTTGTATTTCCTGTACCTGCGGCAATGTAAATTACATCACCTGCGACTAGTCCGTGTGCAGTTGAACCTGTGCTTACTTTACTTGATGCGAAAGTAATAGTATCACCAGTAGCAGACTGAATGTTGTTTACCAAGGCATTGTTTAAATAAACAAGTCTATTCTTTTCATCAATACCAGTTACTTTTGTATTTGCTGGAATTGCATTAATTTCACCAACAAGATTGGAATGAGTAACACCCATACCAATAGTTACGTCTTCTGATACATTTTTGAAGAATGTTGCAACACCAGAAACTGCTCCAGTATTTGCTTTATTTACATAAACTGTATCTGTAGTAAATCCTACAACTCTTGCATCATTTGCAATTCCAGTACCAATAACTCTTTGATTTGTATTAATTCCTGTGATACTACTTACAGTAAATGAGAAAAGACCAGATGTTCCAGTAGCAGTTGGTTCGTACCTTGTCTCAAATAATGTTACATATGATTGTGCAATAACACCAATCGTCTGTGATTTTGCAACCCCAGTATTTACAGTAACTGTTGCTGCATTAGCAACACCGTGTACTTCAACTGGCATATTATTTGCTCTTGCCAAATAATAACCATATTGTTGATTACCTGCATCGGTAAATGTAAATGTTTGCTCTGGGTATGATGCTGTGGTAGTTCCTACACCAAATTCTAATGGTTGAGCACTAAATGTTGCTGTGTTTGGTACTGTGAGAACAATTGTATTTCCATCAATTGCAGCAACTACAGCATTTGATCCAACATTTCCACCACTAACATAGTGACCAACAGCAATATTTAATGTACTTGCTACTGTAATTGTATATTCCCCAGTTGTTCCACCACCAGTAGTAGATGCAATTGGAGTTAAAATGGTTCTTACATTCCAAAGATTACCGTTAAGTAAAATTCCATACTGGTCGGTATAATCTTGATCCCATCTATTGTTAACACAAAGTGGGTAACCATTATTTGGTGCTGTTCCATAACCAACTAAACCAGAAGCATCATAAGGCTCATAATATGCAGATTGACTTGGAACGTCACCTTCTGCTGGTGTAGTATTGCTTGAAAATAGTTTTAAGATCAAATTTCTAGGAATTTGATGGTTGCTATTTACAAGATATCTTAATGACTGAAGTTCTCCACTATCTGGTACTAAAAGTGCCATCTACTAATCTCCTGGAATATACAATTAAAAATGTTTTATATCTTTATTTATAATCTAAAAGTTCTTATATCTTCAATTTAAGTGTTAAAGTACATTTTGAAATACCAGAGCAACTTAGTACTTCAAAATCAAGGATGTCACCAGTATTTAAAAATTTATCCCAAGTTGTCAGGATATCATCTTTATTTTTATTTTGATTAATTAGGACAGGAATTTCTCCCCCAACTATTGAAATAAAATTATTGGGGAAATCTGCATATGATGTCTTTTTTATATCTATTGCGATAGATCCGGTATCTTCTGATAAAATGGTCCAGGATTCTATTGTTCCACTAACATCTAGTGAAATATATCCTTTGCTTCCTGGAGATATATCCAATGAACCATTATCAATTAAAAATACTATTGTTCTAGTTAAGTCTGCAGTAGTTACTAATGCAATTCCAGAAAAAGTATTTCCACTTGATGGGGGAATAGTAAAAGTAATAGTACTACCAGAAACTTGATAATCTACTACTGGTTCTAATAGAACATCATTAATAGATATTAAAAGTTGCTGCTCGTTAATTGGGAAATATTCTTCACCATTTACATAAAGAGTGAAGTTTGTTTGAGTATTATTGAATTGACTTGAGATGTCATCAATAATAAGATTATTATATTGTACCTGTTTTAATGGTATTTCGTAGTTTACATCTACTGAAAACCTATCTTGAGAAGTTAATCTTACATCATAATTTGTCATAGACTAACTCCTGGTGTTACTAAAACACTTCCCTGAACTACTCTTCTTCTATAATTATTTGGTGAGGTAATAACAACATCATAAACATATCTTCCACCTTCAATTAAAGAAGTATCACTTCTTCCCATGGAAACACTAATTTGACCACCTATTCTATTTGGAAAAGTTACAGTAAATGGATATGATGTTGATGAATATGTACTTTTTTTAACTAAACTCATACCAGTAAATCCGGTTAAGTTTAATTTTGTTCCATTCTCATTGTAAATTGTAAAAGTACTTTCAAAATCCGTTCCCTGTTCTATTACCAGATTTATTTGCTTCGCAGACATTAGATAATTGAAAGTGGATTTTAGTTATTTATCTTTTCTAGAAGAATTTTTAGTACAGATTTTATCTCATTTATATCAGACTTTAATTCTTCCAATTCACTTTTTTCTTTATTTTTAAGTGATTTCATTTTCATATACTGTTCATATTGTAAATCATCGCAATTTATAATTGAATTGGTCTTTTCGTCTCGGAAAAGACCTTTATTTTCTTTTACTGGTATCATATTGTTGCTATCACTCTCAGATCTCTAATTAATGGTGTTATTGCTTGATTTGTTCCTGTCATTATAATTTTAATTTGATATCCATTAAACAATGGAAGATTCTTTGCTGTATATTCGTATGATCTAAAATCATCTAATGCTAATGATTCAGAAACAAACTTATCTGATAATCCATTATTTTCCTTTTGATCAACAGTATTTCCAAAATCGTCAATATTATTATATCCAGGGAATAATTCATAAAGTTGTTGATCATCTGGAGTATCTGGTCTTAATATTCTATAAAGTACAACAATTTCATTAGTTGAATCTCTAAATGCATCAAAATATACTTTTAAACTATCAGCATTTTTTTCTAATCTAATTACTTTAGAAATATAAATCGCAGCATTTGGATCATCAAAAAGACTATTTACTCTAGAATCTGTTTTATAATTTGATACTGGAGAATTAATTCTATTCATTGAAGTAATAACATTTACTCTATCCAAATCAATTATTGGGGAAACTTTACTATCAGTAGTAGAAAGTTTCAATTCCATAGTCAATGATGTATTTCCTTGATTATTTGATAAATTCTTTTCTGAATTTACTTTTGATGTAATTAATCTAGGTGTTGGTAAGAAATTATTAGAATTTAGGGATACTGGAATATATGATTGCTCAACAAAGGAACTTTCATTTCCATCAATACTTGATCCAGAAACAGTTCGTATTTGAGCATCAATAGATGTTGTTTCTGGGGTCATAAATTGAACATTAGGTCTAATAATGCTATATGGAATATTCTGAGTTGCCTTTGGACCACTTAATGTGTTAGCTCCAGTTGAACTTAAATTGGACTGGTAAGTTCCGCCTGTTTTTGTTTCCTTGAAATATAATCTAGGTGTTCCAAATTTTCTATCCTTTCCTGATTTTGTCATATCAAGTTTTACATGATAACTATCAAGTTGAATAGGATATTTGTTCAAATCTACCTCTCCAAAATAATGAGTCTTATTAATTCTTCTGAGTGATACTCCATTAAATTCATATTTAAACACCTGAGAACCAACTGGATGTGCGTTTATGGAGAGACTTGTTCTTGTATTTGGATTTATTGAATCAATAATATCAATACCCCTAGTTATACCATTCAGAGAGTGTGATGCAGTATTAATACCAGTATATTTAATTATTTCATTATTGATTTTGACATATCCAGGATTATCAGAAGAAACTCCCACATTTTCGAAATAAGTAAAGATACCAACATTAGACAATTGTATTTCTGATGTTGAACTTTGATTATATTCTGCAGTTAGAGTTGATGGTGGTACATCGGATTCAATATCAAATAAAGTTACATAATTTAAATCTGAATACATTCCATGGTTATTGTGATTTACTTTTAAATGCAATCCATCATCAATAGTTTCACTATAAATGACAAATCCATTTGTGACAGTAGTTATAGTATTTCCTACACCAGCATATTGAATTTGGTTTAATACACCAGAAGTATTAATATTATCTTGAATATTTTCAATTATCATAGAATTGAAAGAACTCAAAATTCCCACATTATTTGGAATGGACAATATTAGATTCTTGCCAAATCCCCCAGTATACTGACTTTGTACTGTCATCGTATCACCAACAGAATACCCAGTTCCACCAACAGAAACTGTAGCAGCAACTGCGATATTATTTTGAATTGTTAAATTAACTCTTGCTCCAAAACCTCTTCCAGATAAAGTTGTCATTGGAACATTACTATAAGTTCTATTTGCAGTATAAGCAGATCCAACATTAGTTATCGACAATGTTGATCCAATTCCAACAGACCCCACAATACTTACTAGATTACCAGAAAACTCTGGATAATTACTTTGATATAACTTGACCCCTGGAGTTAAGTTATTAATATCAAATTGACTCATACTTTGTGCTAATCCAACAAGAATTTTTTGTGAATATGCAACAATTGGATTTGTCCTTAGTGAAGCAATTTGTCTATTTCCAATTCCAAGAGGTGGATTGTAGAATCTAACGATAGCATCATTTGTTGTAAAGTTTGCTCTATAAAGTGTAAACTTCAAATCTTCTAATTGTGAAGCATCCCAAGTAGATGCATTCTGAGACTTAAACAACGATCCTAGTGTTGGTTGTCTAGAAACAATAATTCTCTCAGATTCTGGTCTATTTTGAGATGTAACATCAACCTCAGTCATTCTAGAAATCCATACATTATATGAATCTGAGTTTGATAGTAATACGATGGCATACTCACCACCACCTTCTAAGTAAACTGGTGCTTTGAAGGTAAATGTAGTTGGAACAGTAGCATCACCAGATACAGAAATTTGGTCTGGTTCTAGAGATACTTCAGAGAAAGGTAAAATTTCTTGAGTTGGAGTTCCCAATTGAACTGTTCTAATTTGCATTGTAACTGGGACTTCGGTTGGATCCTTAGTCTTAAAGTAAACCTCACATTTTGTTACAAATACACCATTAACATCAGTTACTTCAAATGATTGTGCTAATGGATCATAATAAGTTCTAGTTGTTCTACTTGATCTGTTTTGTGCAACTAATCTATCCTCAGTTTCCGAAAGAGTTCTTGCCTCTGAAATTGACAATCTTTCAACTTCTGCATTTCTAATTCTTAAAGTAACATTTTCTACATTGTCAATTGTTCCACTAGCAGTAAAGTTTGCTTCACCAATGCTATCTGATGGTGCAGATGTTCTTGAATTAGTTGGACTTGTTGTTAATGTAAGAGTTTTTGTTCCAGTTTGGAAAGATGGATTTGATGGAATTGTTGGATCTGGAATAAACAAAGATCCAATAAAAGTTCCAGATTGATCTGTAATTAATCTTAAATCATTAACAACTGCAACTGCGTTACTTGTTTGTCCAACAAGTTGCATTTGAGATGCAATGCAACCAAAGAAATCTGATTGTGATTGCAATTCTAAACTTGCAGTGTCAACATTCAATATTGTAGATGTAGATGAATACTCAGTTCCTATGGAGTTTGTGGGATTATATGGATTTGTCTTATAAGTATCAAAAAATGGTAAAAATGAGAGATTTGCAGATCCTGGATTTGTTGGGAAATTATATGGACCATATTTATGATCTGGTCTTGCAAGTCTAAATCTTATTGTTCTATTTGCTCCACCAGAAGGCATTGTTCCAATTACAACTTCTCCTTTTTGGAAAGTTCCACTAACCATTCTAATTTCTATTAGTTTTGGAACAATGAAGTTAGTAACATCAATATTGTCAAAAAATGCATACAATCTAGTAGAAGGTTTCATTCTTCTTGCAACAACTTCAATGTTTCTTGATCTCATTAATGTTAAAATTGCTCTAGAAACAACTCTGTCCCCAAGAGATGTTGTGTCAAATCTTTCAGAAACTCCAAATTGAATTCCTTGTCTACTTTGATTTGTTGTCGTTGTTATAGTATTATTTCTAAGTTCAGTCCATTCTGATTCTGTAGTTACGGTTACCCATCTGTTTTGAACAGTAGCAGAAGTTCTGGTTCTTTCATTTAATCTTGCAATTACTGGACCTTCAACAACAGAAGTTCCTGTCCAATTTGTTTCCCAAGCATTCCAGTTTACTGGAGATAGTCCAGTATTAGTATCAACTCCTAACTGTTGTATTGAAGAAGAATAACTTCCTTCAATATCATCCACTCTTTCTGTTCTTCTTGTTTCAATCCAAGTATCAGTAGATGGATTTAATTCAATAGAACCAATCCAAGTTGGGGTATTGAATGGATTGACATTTTCTGTTCTTGTTGCAAATTTATTTTCTGTAAATACTACTTCGGAATAGTCTAAGCATATTATATCTCCTATTCTCTTCGCATTTGGATTACCAAGGTCATTAACAAATCTTAAATCTACATTTGGATCTGAAATAGTTCCAATGCCAAGTATGCTACTTGAACCTAAAAGTAGATCAACGGAGGTAGTATAATGCATTGGTCTTAATTGACCAAAGGAAGTATCAACACTTGCTCTATACAACCTATTAGAAATATCTCCACCAAGATATGATTTAAAGTTATCAACAAAGAATCCACACTTGAATCTATCTAATCCTGTTTGTGCGTCTCTTATGGAGAGATTTTTGGTATCAGTTTCCAATAAAGAAAGTGATGTGTAATATTCAACGTTGGATAATCTATCTTCTAGTCTGGAGATATCTTTCATACGATATCTCTTATGACTTACTAAAGATATTTGTGCCTGTCTAATATCATAAAGATATGCAGGGTAATATATTGTGCATATCTCTAAAGCAGAGTCTACATTGTTTGGTGCTTTAGGTGTTAATGATGGAATTCCAGTACTGATAATAAATGATCCTTCTTTTGTTAAAAATACTTTATCTATTCTTGGTAGATAATAAGAATATGAAAGATTTATTGTTTTATCTTTAGCAAAAATATTTGTTGCTGAATTGGAATAAGGACTAAAGACTCTTGCACTATATTCAAAAGGAGAATAAATTGCGTTTAATGGTGAAAAATCATCTACTCTTGGTCTTAAGTCAATAATATCAGAAGTTCTAATTCCATTTATTGTTGCTATTTCTTTTGAATATCTATCAGCATCATATGAATCTACAGATACAAAATCACCTTCATCATTTGAATCAATTACGTAACTATTATAAATTACTCTAATCTTTTTAGTTGGAGCAGAAACTTCTTGTTTTCTTATTAATCTGGAATAATCATAATATTCAAGTCTTTGTCCATTGTCTAAGATAAAGTTATCTTTAATATTTTTATCACCTGCACCTAAAGAACCGACAACTCCTGTTATGTTTGTCTCCTTAGAGATTATTGTCTCACCAATAGAAAATTTATTTTCATTTAAATATACAATCTCAATTTGATTAACTCCAGATGTTATTACAAATTGAGCAACAGATCCACTAGTTTTTCCTATTAATTGCTCACCAGAAATAAAGTTATCCGTAGTTGAGTTCAAAGAACTAAACGTAATAGTTGGTAAACTAGGATCATCTGTAGATGATGATTCATAAATTCCCAATACGGAAACTACATCAGGAACATTAAGTGATATTACCTTATCCTGGACTCTTAATCCATATGCTGCCCTGTATGTAAGACCATCATTTAACGTGGTGTTTCCTATACCGGATGCGGATGAATTAGAACCACTAATAACTAAACTAGAAGATCTATTAAATGTTTTTTTCTTTACTTTTGTATTAACTTTTTTATATGTAACTGTTAATATTGCATTACCATTCGAAGATAGATTTGATAAAGATATAGTTCTTCCTGAAACATTTAGTTTTTGATTACTAAGTGGTTCGACTATTCCATTGGAAATGTAAGTTAAAGTATAATCCTCTTCATCAAAAGGCTCTAAAGTTAAGTTTATGTCAGTTTCTAATGTTGACGAATAAGAATTTGCAGATACTACAATATTATATGATTTTCTTATTATTATATTGGAATCTGATAGATCTAAAGTTGCAATATTTTTATGATATAATCTTGAATAGAGATAAGAATTGTTTGAATTTAAAACTTCTAAAGATAATTTTTTTAAATCATTTACGGTTACAGTTGCCGCAGGAAGTGCTCCAGTGCAAACCCCAGATACAGAAGTTATTGAAGAAACAATTATTTTATTATTGGGTGGATCGATCTCGGTTACTTTATTATAAACAGGAACGGTAGATCCCTGTCTAGAGTATGAAATTATATCACCAGTTTGAATTCCAACATAAAAATTTGAATCTGATGCTGTGATCTGACCAGTAGAAGTTATGGTATATTGTGTTGATGGGTCAGATAAAAATATTTTAGCATTTAATAATGTGTCAGCAGTAAATGTAGAGATTCCAGAACTATTTTTTATTTGTTGAACATCAGATAAACTATAATCTCTAATACTTTTTATAATTCTTCCATTGTCTATTCCATTTATGGATATTCTTTCATTAACACTAAATGATCCAGATACCTGATATAGAAGTAATATTTCTGAATCGTTTACACTATTAACCAAATAACCAGAAGCAGAACTATTTTTTCCTTCTATAAATGCTGGAGCATCTATATCAACTCCTGTATTTAAGATAATTTTTGTATATGTCTGAACATCATATAAAGAACATTCAAATTGAGTTGCTGCATTTTGATATTCTGCATTTCTCAATTTAAAATCATATATTCTAGCAACTCCAATTTTATTTCCTGATGCTACACCAGGAGTAGAAGTTCTATCAGAATATAAATCTATTTTTGCCTCAGAACCAAATCCAATAAATCCAGATCCATAAACATTATTGAGTAAAATTTGTCTTCCTACATTAAATGGAATGGATTGATTTTCTTGTTTTTCTGTGTCTCTTGGTTTGTTAAAATCTACTACCAAATTATCAATAGTTTCTACATCATACCCTCGAACGTATGCTTTTCCGGGTCCAATTACAATACTTCCAAGATTTTCTGATGGGACATTTCCTTGTCTTGTTTTGTCTGTTTCATAAAACATTCCATCATTACCGATTCTATCATTGAGTGACTCTTTTAATGTTATATTAAAAGGTCTAATATAATAATCTCCAGACTCATCATAAGTTCTTCTTGCTAATTCATCTCTGATTAAATCATAGTTTGATGTTGTTACAAACTTTTGCAACACACCATTGTTTAATCTAATTAATTCAATAAAGTTTTCATCATTGAAATTATCTATCTCTTTTTTTATTAAAGTAACTTCAATTTTAAGTCTATCTGCACCTGGAGCAGCATAGTTTGAAAATCCTTGAGCATTATCATATAGATCTTGATATTGATTGGAAGCTACTGCTAGTTCCTCATCAATCAATAAACCAACTCTATAAGATGGTGAATTTGAATATTGATCTAATATTATTGACTGCTCTTGAACATTTACAAAAAATCCTCTGATGAAATAAACACCAGAAGCAATTTTTGCCGCAGATCCAACTGCAGTTGAATTTGAAATATTTGTAGTTGCAAATGTTGTTCCTGCTCTTATTGCAGATATTCCATATGAAACGTCATCAACTGAAATTAAATTTTCACCATCTACAAAAGTATTATTGGTAAAATTAACATCACTAGAACTTTGATATTTTACATATATTGTATAATTGTTTCTTTCTGACTCTACACTAGATATAATATTTTCAACTTTTGCTGTTACTCCACTAAGTTCACCTTTGATTAATTTTCCTTTAAACTTATCAAGATACAGTGATACTGGAATTCCTAAATGTGTTTCATCTACTTGAACACAAAAATAATTTGAATCATACGAAATTTGTCCAGGAATTACTACGGATCCTTCTTTGAAAAAATGTTTTCCAAATTTCTCAATTTGATTCTGAAGAATTGACTGTAAAGTTGTTAATTCTCTAGCCTGAATTGGAGTTCCTGGTTTAAATAATACTCTTTTATAATTATTTGCTTCGTCAAAATCATCAAAATATGGAGAAATGTTTAGATTAGTATTCTGAGGCATTTTTCTTTAAAACTCCAAAATAATTTTTATGTCTTCTTTTTGACTAGATGATCTAGGAATTGCCTTTCTATTATCGATATAAATTATTTCACCCGATTTTTTATTATATTCAGAAGATGAAATCCCAGAGACAAAATTACTTCCCAATTGGTATGTCCTATTATTTATTACAGTGCTTATACCACTAAATGAAGTATCTATACTTAAAACTGGACCAACTATATTTTGACAATTTATAGATAATGATCCACCTTGAGCAGGGGATGAAGTAAATTTGTTTATTTTATAACTAACTGCTTGTGTTGCCAATCCAACTGGTTGATAATACTTCAAAATTCCAGTAAGATTGTCCCAAGCAGCAACAAATCCAATTGCTGTTACTCCAATTCCAATAGTTTGAGTAATTATAGAATCGACAGGATAAGTAGTTTGAGTACTTAGTCCAGATAATTTTAGTGAATCTAACCCACTAACTTCACCTAAAGTTAATAATTCGGTTTCACTACCAGCAATTGTTGGATTTTTTAGAATTCCAATTCTAGAAAAATCATTCCCTAAAATAATATCTGGGTTTGATGGGTCAGTTATGTATCTAGAATAAATTAAAACTCTATTTGCTCCAAGTTCTCTGTAAATATTATATCCGTGTCCACCTTTTGGTGGAATGATTACTTCAAACTCTGATAATTCTGATCCATTTGATAACTCCGAAGGAATTCCTGGAGCACCTGGTTCAAAACGTATAGTGCCTTTAGTGTACCCAGAACCACCATCTGTAACAAAAACTTCTGATACTTTTCCGAATGAGTCAACAGTAATTGTTACTTTACCTCCAACTCCATCACCTAAAATTGGAATATTTGTAAATGATTTTGAAATTGGTTGATATCCAGTACCTCTATTTTTTATAGTAACTACTTCTATTTTTCCATCTATAGCATTATTTTTTGTGGAAATTGTCTCTCCTGTTGTCCCCCAATTTTCAGGAACTGGTATAAACTCAATTGAATCGAATTTTACAACTTCCGATGGTTTAATTGTGTACAAATATTTCCAAATGTACCCATCACCACTAGTGCCTGCTGGTCTTGGTTCTAAATCAATAAATTCTGGTTGATCAAACGATGGTCTTCCGTTGGGATTTTCTGGATCTGAACCATTTTGTAAACAAATATATACTCTAAAATCTTCATTTATGACATAAAAGTTAGCATTATATAGACTTGCTTGTTTAGTTACTGGAGTTTTATTATAAATCGTATAATCGTGACGATACATTTCATAGGTTGTTCCTGAGGTCCATTGGACCTTCCTAACCATTCTTCTTATATCGTCACCAGTTACCTTTTTTAATGCTATAATTGTTTCTTTTATCCTATTTTCTTCATCAAATCCGTCTAGTGGGGGAAGACCATCTCCCCAAATTGGAGATCCATTTGCTTGCGAATTCAAACTATTTGGTTGCCCAATAAAAGTATAGTAATTATTAGCAGTATTACCAACAGATACAAGACTTTTAATAAAAGTCTCGGCATTCATTACCCTAAATTGGTCAGTTATAATAGCAGGCATTTTAAATAAACGTTTTTTCTTTATTTAGTTAGAAAAGACCACGAGTTCTTACTACATCAGGAGCAGTGGACAAACCGGTTAATCCATTATTTGGTTGTACATAAAAATCTCTCGGTTTTAATCTAGTTCTATTTTGATAGTCATATATTTTACCCCAAGTATATTTGCCATATATTCCGTTTGTGTTAGTACTTGTATTTACTTGTATTGGGATATTATTTGGTCCATAAGTAAAGTTACATCTAACTGTAACAATTCCTGCAGCAGGAGAAGATACTTTTTCTACTCTATAAACACCATCCAAGTAAGTTGTTGCTGTTCCAACTCTTGACGCAGGATAATTAGAAAGACCACCAAGACTTGTTGTTATTCCGGTTAATGCGTGTCCAATAGTAGAATTACTTTCAAAGATCACAAAATAATCACCTACTTCTAGTTGACTATAATTAACACCATAAGAATTTAATGAAGAATATCCAATACCTAAAGAACTGTTATTATATGTTTCTGAATGCAATTCAAAATCAATAGTTGATGCTCCAACTCCAACATATTTGATTGTTCCAAAATCACCAACTGCTTTGATTGATAAAATCTTTTCCGTTTCTACTCCAGCACCTTCAACAATTACTGGTGGAGGTGAAGACTGATCATATCCAAATCCTGGTTCAACTACACTAATTGAACTGACTGAACCAGAAGATGTTGAAGAAATTGCAATAGCTCTATTGTAAATTGGTTCTGCATATAGAGTAGTTGCCCCAGATCCAACTATAATAGTCCTTCCCTCACCTATTTCTTCTGAAGGTGGTATAACTATCAAATCATTAATGGCATTTTGTTGATTTGTTGATCTCTTAACCCAATGAGAAAGATTGTATGAGAAAAGTAATTCTCCTGAACTATTCAATGCAATATAAATTCCATATTCGTATTTTATATTAACTAAATCATCTGTTATATTGGTATTAATTTTTTCCCATCCAGTTATTCCATTTACTGATGTTAATATTGTTGAGTTATTTCCAACAACAACAAATCGGAATGAATCCCAAATTATTTTATTTAAGTTTCGTGTTGAAGGTATTGCGAGTGCTTTTGCCCAAATTTCTGCATCTGATGAATATATGATATTTCCATTATTTCCTACTGCAACAAATAAAAGTCCACTAATAAATGCAGTTGTCCTATCATTTATTGCAACACTATTCAAATCAACAAATACTGGTGGAACTTTTTCAAACAGTGATGTTGTTCCTATTCCAACTCCAGAAAATAATCCTCTATTGCTTCCTACGCAAACCAAAACATTTTTATTTTGAGAATATATTATTTCATTGAAATTGCCAGAGTATGTACTGAATTCAATTATTGGCTCTGGTGAACCCAAAACCGATTCCTCTTTAAATAATCTAATTGATTGCCAAGATGAAGTTGAGAATCCAGATGAAGAATTCAGATAAACAACTCTTGCATTATTTCCAACTGCATAATATTTTTGATTGTATCCAGAAATTGAATTAAATGTTGTTGATTGTGCAATACCAATTCTAGATGCAATCCAATCCAATCCATTACTAGAAATACCAACTATTCCACTAGATCCAACTGAAACGATCCTATCAGTATAAACTAATGCATTTAAAGAATAATTAGATGTTATTCCTGTAGAAACTGCACTCCAGTTATATATTGGATCTTTCTTTTTAATTAATGCCGAAGATATAGCAACAAAAGGAGTAGTTAAATTATTATATCCAGTACCAGAGTTTTGTATAGAAATCGATGTTATTGTTGATCCAGCAGAAACAATCGCAGTTGCTATTGCTGGAGAAACAGTATTATTGTTTATTATTTGAATATCTTTAAGTTCCTCTGTAATGTTGTCAACACTTACAAATAGTGGGAATGCATTATTGACATATATTTCTCTATCATCTTTTGCTACGTTTCTAATTAGTTTTGTGTATGGAATAACTCTAGACTTTAAATCTGGTCTAGATTTTGAATAAAGAACACCATTGATAATTAAATCGGATGTTTGTTTTGTCCAAACCAATGGTCTTTCCTTTGTTTGATCTGTGTTTATGCCAACACTATCATAAGTAAATGTGTCTAATGACTCTGATGAGACTATTCGTTTAACAATACGTTCAAATTGAGATCTGTCTGATGCGTCCAAAATATTTTCGATAATTTGAACAGTGTCTCCTGGTTTAATTGATGGTGGTGGATCTATTTGCTCTACATCTAAATCTGAACCTCTGTAGAACAATATAGTGCATTTTGAGTTTGGTTTTGGTGGTTCTCTAAAAACTACTCTAGATCCATTAAATGAATATGATTCTATTGGTTCTTGCAGGACATCATTTAAATATATAAACAAATTATTTTCTAATGAAAGATCAGTACTTGGGTCTACCTTGAGACTTAAAACTTCTGTAATTGCCCCTTGAGTAACAGTTAAAGTGAATTTTTTCTTTATACCATTAAAGAATTGTGAAATATCATCAAACTGTATAAATTGACCAGGATAAAAACCACTAAATCTATCACTCATTGTTTCTTCAATAGTAATTCTAAATTCACTAAATCCAACTCCAACTGATGGATTGGTGGTTATTCCGGAAACTTTTAATACATCTCCAACTTTATAAAATTGACCAGAATCTTCTAAATCAAATTGAATTACATTTGACTGATTGCTAACAATCACAGATGCCTTAGCTCCGTATCCATTTCCACTAGATCCTGAAACATACTCTAATGGCAAATCACTATAACCAGTTGGTACTCCAACTATAACGTTTGGGATTGGACTTGTTGTATAACCACTTCCAGCATTAACTATTGCAATATTGGTAATAGTTCCACCTGCACCAATTGTTGCTGAGAATGATGCACCAGAACCTACTATAGATTGTAATTTAATTTCTGGTGGAGTTCTATATCCACTTCCAGATCCTAGTAATATCACACTAGAAATTGTTCCAGCGGTAGATACTGTAACTGAGGCACCAGCCCCTATTAAAGGTTGATATCCATATCCACTGTTTATTCCCACTCTAGATATTTTTCCAGCAATTGGGAATCCAGAAAGGAACTTCAGTCTATTATTTCCTGGAGTATCAATTGTAAAATCTGTTTCTGAAATTTGTGGAATTCCATTAATTAAGATTATTGGATTATTATTAATATCAATGTTTCCAATAATAATTGAATTTGTATCTGTATAAATTCCTACTACCTTTTCACCTTCAGATTTTAAATAAAATTCAGTAGAGGATGCACTTACGAAATCTTTTGATATATCATCAAAAATTATATTTTTATCATTCTCTAGATTAGGATCAAATTGTCTTGAAAATGCTCTGCCATTAAATGACGAATTGACTGTCAATCCTTCTGGACCAACTGGACCATATGGAGCATCAACAAAATATATTACATCTTTTACTATATTGAAATTACCTTTTAATACATTTATTATTGAGTTATTAAAATGTGCATCTGGTTTTGATCCTAAAACACCTCTATTTACTTGTATTGCATTGGTATAACCAAATCCAATATTTTTAATAGTCATCAATTCAGAATCAACTCTTAAAATATCATAACTTGTAATTGATGACAACCCAGAAGAAACAAAAATTATATCAGTTGAAACTCCTATCGATGATGCAAGACTCAATGATAACTCAGTTCTATACAATGGACTTTGTATGATGTTATCTATAGAAATTATTGAACTTGCATTTGGATTATTGAAAGTAAATGAGTTCGTTCCAATACCATATGATATCAAATTTAATTCATTCGATGTTGATAATCCTGATACTTTAAATGAATTATCACTTGTTTTTATTACATACAAATTTTTGGGTAATTTATTTGTTCCCAAAACTGCTGGTGAAATTAGTAAATTATCTTGTGGGGTTGAACCCCCTATATAAGTTCCTGCTATACTAATTTTGTCTGTCAATGCGTATCCTGAACCACCATTGACAACATTTATTATTGATATATCACCAAATGAATTTCTTGAAACATTAAATTTTGCTCCAGTACCAAATCCAATTAAAGTTTCTGATGGTAAATTTAAAAATGTGCTATTTGCCGCAGAAACTATTCTTGTGTTTGCTACCGAAGAAACTGTAAATGAAAGATCGTTTGCTGGTGATGTTCCATTCATAAATGTTCCGGAAATGGAAACGGTATCTCCAACAGAGTATCCATTTCCTCCAGTTCTCAAAATAACTGATGTCGATATCGGGATTCCTGTTCCTGAATCATATACTATAAAAACATTAAATTTAGCATCAGTTCCAATTCCACTAGTATAATATGCAGGAAATGGTTCTGTAAATCCATAAAATCTATTTTGATTTAATGAGAAATCTGGAGTTATTGAAGCAGAAGTGCCTACTACTGTAGTTGAAATTGCAATATTGTATCCATTTTCATATAGAGAAGAACCATTACCTCCAATTACTCCCATTATAATATTGGATTCTGTTGATGCAACAGAAATGTATGGAGATGACGTATTAAGTCCTTTTTGTACAATAAGAGAACTTTCTACGAAAGCAGTTGTTTCTATTCCTATTCTTTGTCCTGACCCAACTTCAACAGGAGTATATCCACTCCCTGGTTCAATTACTACTACCCTTGAAATTTCACCACTTGAATTTATAACAGGATAAAATATTCCCTCAACAATTGGAGGATTAGTTCCTTGTATAGTTATTTTTGGTGGATCTGTAGAGGCGTATCCAGATCCACCATCAATAACATTTACTGAAACTACACCATAATTTGAATCAAAAGTTGGTTGTAGAATTGCACCAGAACCAGGAACTACTCTTGTGGGCATATATTTTCTTTTAATTTTTTATTAAAACCATTCACATTAAAATAATTATGACTTTTGATTATTTATTAGATAGAAGTGATGCCAAATGAAAAATTAATCAAATATGATTCTTAATCTGGACAGAAAGTGAACCAGAATCAATAGTTGCATCATTATCTAATCTATTAATTGATATGTCTACGTGAGTGGTAGATCTGGCAATGCCAACATAAGAAGCAAAACCTTGATCCATACCCTGAGAGAGTACATAGTAATCATTACTATTTGTGTAAGAACTTGCAAAACTTACACGATAGTTTCCACTTGCTTGTCTTGAAACTGTAACTCCAGAAGTACCTCTCCAAGTTGGTGATACTCCTAAAGAAATTTCACCATACTTATCTGCTGGTGGTTGAATATAAGATGAAAGTGTTCCAGTAGTTGGAAGAGCAGTAGTTGGAGGAGTGAACGTTGTAGTTGTAGTAATTCCAACAGAAGTGTATCTTGCAACTGTAGATATTCTAAAGTCATCAACATAACCATCAAAATTTCTACTATCTGTAAAATCCTGATAGTATCCAAGATACATATCATTAGTAGAAGTATTTGGTATATCATTATCAATAATTGCATTGGATGCTGTTGATCCATGCTCAATTCCATTCAAATAGAAATGAATAGAACCATTAGATGGTTCTCTAACTAAAGCAATGTGAATCCATTGCTGAATAAGATTTGTACCAGCATATTGTGCTATTACAGTTCCACGAGAACCATTATGTATTGGTGACGCATTATTTTTCCAGTAAAAATTATATAGATTACTGATTCCAGCATACTCCAGTCCTAGTGCAAAATTATTACCACTAGTTCCTGCATTCCCCTTTGAAAATATAACATCACTTGCTGACCCAGTTGATGTTGGAAGAGTGTCAATATAAAACCATCCTTCTATAGTCCACTCCCCTGTGAAATTGTATTCTGATCTATGAGGATATGTTAAATATCCATTTTGTAGTCTTAAAGAACCAGTACCAATTTTAACTGATGATTGTGTAATCGTGGATCCAGATGATACAGTAGGAGAAACATTAAATCTTACATCATCAAAATTAGTATCAAATGTAGATCTTAAAATAACATCATCCCACTCAGTATCTGCGGGAACAGAAACTGGAGTACCTGAAGAAAGAACAAATTCTCTCCAAGCAGTTCCATCATAGAAGAATGGGGCACCACCAATTCTCTTGATTTCTCCTACTGTTCCTGATGTTCCTACGATTGTTGCATTATTAGTTGCAAGTTTTACACCACCATCAACAGAGATAGTTCCACCTACCGATACATTATTATAAAAACTAGTAATACCAGATTGGACGTGAACCTGGTTACAAATGAGAGTTGTTCCCTGATATCCATTATTTAATATTACAGACCCATCTGGATAAAAAATGTTTCCAGTTGCATTTGATAATGATGTGTATCCATTAAGTCCAGAATAAATATACAAGTTTCCTTCAACACCTTGTATTTGTGCTTGAGTAGTGCCATTAGATGCCCTAAAAGAAAGTTGAGAATAAGAACCAGTATCTTCAATTAGAAGTGATCCATTATTTCCACCATCATTGGAAACAAGAAAACTATTAGCAGTTACAATTCCAGAAACTCTAACATTATTATTAAAAGTAGAAACACCAGAAACACTTAATTGATTCGTAAAAGTAGTTCCGCTGACTGTTACACCAGCACCAATCGTTTCAAATTTCTTAATACCCTGATAGTTGAGTTGTACTCCAGCACCTTCAGTAAATTGTGCTATGGTCTCAGTTCCATCATATTTTCTAATAATAATTGCATCAGATTCTATATAAAGATCTCCTCCAGTATTAGTATCAAAGTTTTTCAAATATGTATTAGATCCGTCAGCATATATTCTAAATTTATTATTACCTAAAATAATTTGATTAGAATTGGTTCCGTAACTATATTCAGCAACTTTTACATCATTTTGGAAAGTAGAAACACCAGAAACATTCAGAGTTTCAAGAGAAGTATTTCCTTTAACTGTAAGAGCACTTGTTGGATTTGTTGTCCCAACTCCAACATTAGAAAGTGTATGAATTCCTGCTGCTGTTGTAACCCACTGAGATGATCCTCCAGTTACTGTTCCTATACCCAGTATAGCATTATCAACGTACCCTTCGGTTGCATATCCAACTAAAGCATTATTAACGTATCCTTGAGTAGCATAACCACTTAATGCACCTGAAGTAACAATTCCCACTATTGCATTATTAACGTATCCTTCTGTTGCATAACCAACAAGAGAAGTCACAACTCCGGATAAATTTGATCCATCACCAAAAGTGGTATAAATCTCAGTAAAGTTTTGATTTATTTTTAAAGCAGCTGCTAAAAGGGTATCCCCTGTACCATCATTTGGTGTAGAACCGGTATTTATTCCTAGTTTTGCCATTATACAATAGAAACTTCTTTATTTTTATTTATCTTTTAACTTTGATCCATAGTATAATCTAAACTATCAAATGTAAGTATTTGTGTGTCAAATGTTTCTGGTATATTATAACTAAATGCAGAGTCAACAGTATTTTCTGCTAGGCAAATTGGATCTATATTTGTAGAACCTATTCCATAATATATTTTCTGTCCAGATTGGAAATTGTGATTTCTAATATTAAATGAATCTACAGTTAAATTTATTGTTGAAGTGCTAATTCCAGAAAATTCATGATAGAAGAGTGAAGTTCCTTTATTTTTCAATTTAAATGTAGTCAACCCAACTATTTTTCCACCAGTTGTGGTTGTAAATCCTGTAAATTGATCACTAATGTCATCAATTTTCAAAACTTTATTGGTCTTACTTAAAATATATGACTTTAAACTAACTCCCTCTGGGAAAAGTATTCTTTCAACAGAACCATCCTCCAACTGATCATCTTCCAAAACCATTGAAAAATTAGATCTGGAATTCATTGACCCATACCCATCAATGTTTGCCAAAATAGTCAATGAGGAATCCCCAACTCCAACATTCATTGTATTTGAAGCTTTTTGGATAATATCCAAATCAGAAAATTCCTTAAATCCTGCAGGATGTACCAATGATCTTACTGATTCTTTCCAATCCTCATAATTAACATCAGATTTTATCGAATAAGAAAACTTCTGGTAATAATCATTATCTGATATTCTTTGCTGATAATCATTTAAAAATCCAACTCTATCTCCAAAATCATTTACTTTTTCTCTAGATACTTCAAGATTTGAGTTTAATGTAAATTTATTAACGGATTCAATTGTTCCAGTTAAACCAGATCTAGTTCCATAAAGTTTATATCCAACTTCAAGATCACCAGAAGAATCAATCATTCTCAATTGATTAATATTATTATCCCACCCGTTCTCCATTACTTTTGCTGTAAATATAGGAGAATCATTTGAATCATATCCTATTATATTTTCATTAGAGAAATATGATAAATCATCCTCCAACTCCATTTCAAATGATGCCATATTTTTCTTATTCACCACGTATCCATAACCAAAATCTGAAACATATTCACCAAAATTTTCAGCAATTCCAGATACATCGTATGTCACTGTAAAATTGCCAGTATTAATACCAGTTACAGTAAAGAATCTATATCCATAATTTGATGAATTATAGTTAGATTTTGTCTGATCATTTACTCTGCAATTCTCGACAAAGATTTGATCACCAATACTAAATGGAAAATCAACAATATTTGATCCATATGAATTTGATATTAATGGAAACTGCTGATTATCAGAGTTTACCAATTCTAAAGTAACTTTTTTTGTTATATTATTATAAGTAATATCATCAATATCATATCCATTAGAATTTCTTATAGGTATTATTGTTAATGGTTGAGTTAAATCTTTTGTGTTTCTAATTATCTTGACATCAATCACAGAATTTCCTTGAATTCTTGATTCTAATTCTATGTTATCATTGCCTAATACTTTTAATTTTGGTGGTGTAATGTAATTTGAACCACCACGTATTACATTAATTGTTTTAACCCTAGATATACCTCTAATTTGACATACAGTTGGAACACTTAAAATTGGTTTAAGTGTATTATCTGTTGGATAATCAAAACCGTCTTTGACTCTTTCAATATTGTTTATTTTTCCAATATTTTTTGATACACATTTAAGTGTAGCATTTCTACCATTCTCAGATTCAACATTGACAATTTTGGGTAATTTTTTATATTTTTTGCCACCAAAATTCAATCTAATTTTTGATATTGGTCCACTTGCTGACTTTGAATCTGTCTCATAAAAGATAGAAGAAATACCAGAAGAGGTAGTGTATGAAAAACTTTCTGGTTTTTCATACAAGTTAAATTTAAAACTATCAGATGAAGTTACAAGTATCTTATAGAAATCACTAAAAACACTATCTTCTATTGATATTTTATTATTTCCTATTACATCAGTATCAACAGAGATCTGATACTTTTCGACAACAGATGGAGAAAGTGGTATTAGTGTATAAAAGAGTGTATTTGAAATTGAAGTGTTATTTGTATCTATTCTTAGTTCTGCTCCAAATGTACCTGCATCTATTCCATTTCGTCTATAGTTATATGATTCTACTTGAATTGATAAATTATTATCTCTATATAATTTCAAATCCATTCCACTCAATGATGAATCTGATAAATCAAATACTATTATGTTTCCTTTTGTAGTTTTTAATAATGGATTTATCAATGACAATGCATTAAATGATGACCCTTGACTTGTAAATGTGATTCCCACTCCAGATATAGCATCTGATCTATACGATGCTAATTTTATATAATCTGGATCTTGTTTAATTACATAGTAAGTTTCGTTATTAATTAATCCACCTATAGAAGAATTTCCTGTGTTATAGTAAACTACTTTATCACCAGTAGAGAAATTATTATTTGGTATATAAATTGTAGAGTTGTCTACGTTTACAGATACCGAGGTGTCAAATTGTGTTGGAATTGTTGTCAACTTACGCAAAACAGAATCATAACTTATTGAGAATGTATTAGTTAATCTTGGAGTTACATTAAAAGTTACATTGTCAAGTTCAGTTAATTCATGATTTTCTTCTGTATTTACAATTAGAGAATAATTTTCAACTGTTCCTGCTACTTCTTTATAAATTGTTGTGAATGAATGTGCTGCTCCAACTGTAGCATTATTTTCATAGATGTATAAACTATTATTTTCTGTGCCTATTCCCGAGGAAGTTGTAAATCCTAAGGTTGAAATTCCAATAAAGTCTTTACCTTTATTAACAACATAAAGTGTTGTATTATTTGGCAGTGGGAAAGAAGCAACAGAATCTGGAATATTAGAAACATATACACTACTTCCAGCAAAACCAACATTATAAACAATTTGCTGACCTGTATAGAAATTATGATTTGGAATGTATATTGATTTTGCTGGAACAGTTATGTTGGATTGGTCAGGTAAAACATAATTGTTTATTTGTGTTCCGAAACCAATTAATGTCTTTGGATTAAAGTAAACAGGAGCATTTTCCCTCAAATATGTTGGTAACGTTACATCCGAAAAATAGAATTTTTTGGGAAGTAATCGGACACTATCTATACCAACAGTATGGAATCCGACATTTTCTAATCTGTTTGCAGTAATTGTAGAATTGGATTGATTTATTCTTACAATCTGTAATCTTTCAGATCCAATTCCAATGTAATCATTTACCTCAAATCCAGAATAATCACTAACATATATGTCAGTTGTTGATCCAGTTATTTGTACAATATCAATATCGCTTGATAATCCAACAATCTTGGATGGAACTATTATTGATCTTGATCCTTCTAGGAATGAATATGCAGGATCAGAAATATCAGATATAACTATCTGATCTCCACTTAATAAATTATGTGGTTGATTCATTGATCCTACTATAAGATTTTTTTCTGTAAAAAATCTTGTTCCATTAAAAGTTGAAATACCAATTTCAATTTTTGATAAATCTTTTCCTCTTAATTTTGATACTTCTGCACTTATTCCTGTTCCCCCTGTTCCCTCATTATCAAATATGACATTATCCCCAATCTTATAATTTTCTCCTGGACTGTAAACTAGAATTTCATCAACAGAAGATGATAATGTTTCAGATACTATAAATTCTTGTCTATGTTTTTCTTCATTACTCTGTATCAAACTATAATATGATGTATTTGAATTGATATAGTAGGGAGCAATATTTCTAACAATATTGAATTCGGATATATTTAAATCTTGGGTGAAAGAAGGGGTAAAATTTTCATCTATCAAATAATCTTTAAATTTATTACCTACAATATAAGGATATTCTGGTTTTGATACTATTGCACTATCAATAGTTACAAAATATGCATAAACACCGTTTGGAAATTCTGGAGTTATGCAAAATCTTCCGTTATATTCATCAAGATCACCTATAGCTTTATCAAAATAATAATCTTGAACAAAAAATCCATCGGATAAATTTGGTCTTAGATTTGCATCGTTTTCTACTTTTTTGAAATAACTAGATCTTATTTTTCTAATTTCTGATCCAACTTGTCCATATGGTCCATATATTGGATTTCCATCATATGCCCATCCAATAATTGGTGAGTGGGTATTGTTTGATATTTCTCTATTGGAAGAATCTATATGATCATCCAAACTATATCTTAGTATTTTTGGAGCAAAGAAATTTATATATTGTAATCCAAAATCTTTATTATTACTTGGTGCTATTAATCCCTCATCTTGAGTGGACAATAGTTCTTTATTTTTTTCAACTTGATTTATTTTCCATTCAAATACATTTCCAAGGAACTTTGCCTCTTTTCCTCTTCTTACAACTTTTAATATAGTATTGCTTTGTAGATAATTTGCACCACCACTTGCAATATTAACACTGGTTATTCTTCCATTTACATCTACTACTGGTCTAATATCAGCAAACTTTCCATCACCATATACCTCAATATCAATACCTTTATCATATCCAGACCCATAAGATAAAAATTGTACATCAACTATTGCCCCATTAACTACAATAGGTTTTAATAAAGCTTCGGATATAATTGGTTTTATTTTTATATCTGGTCTTCTATGGAAATTTATTATGTCAGAAACTCCATAACCAACACCATTTGTTTCTAAAAATACACTTTCTATTCTTCCTGTTATAATTGGTTCAAATTCTGGTGCAATTATAGTTGTTGCTCCAACTCCAGATAATGATTCTACAACCAATCTTATTGGTGGATAATAAAAAGTATGCTCCCCGACACCTAAAGATGAAAATTTAATATATCTTTTATTAATATAATCAAATTCATCTATTTTAGTACCATTTCCAACAGAAGATAGATAGAATTTATTTTCATCTATTACTGTAACAATATACTCTGATGTTGTAGACAACCCACTGATTGCTGTTCCTGTAGTTGAATATCTTACAATATCTTTATTTTTAAATTTATGATCTGTTGCAAAGATATAATTATCAAATGTATTTACTCCATTTGTATTATTATCATAAGATAAAACAGATGGTATTTTAATTAATCTATTAGAATATCCAGAACCACTTTCTTTTACATATACCTGTGTAATGGTATTTTTTGATTTTGTAGTCTTTAAATAATGGAAACCAGAACTAATGCCAATAAAATTGATTTCATTTGTTTTTGTATACGCATTAGTAGTATTTTCATATAATTTTATTGTTTTCTCATTAACTATACCAGCATAATAAATTGCACTATTTTTTAATGGAACGATCTCTGCATTAAAATTTGAATTATAAATTAATTCTTCTCCATCTTCAAAATTGTGTCTTTCAAAAAATGTAATAGTATTGTCAGTTGGATTTAATCCAAATCCATCACCCTTAAATCCATTATTGATTTGTGACTTTACGAAATTCGGCTCTACAACTGCACCTGTTCCATTTCCACCCAAAATAGTTATTTTTGGTTTAACTTGATATCCAATTCCTGGACTTATAATTCTAACTCTTTCTAAAGATCCGACAATATTTAAATATCCTTTTGCTCCAGATCCAGAGACATCAGAAATTTCTAATTCTGGAGGATTTATTACATCATAACCACTTCCCGAATTTGTTATTGAAATTGATTCTAATTTTCCATAATAAATGTTTTCATCAAATAATGTTGGGGAAAAAATTTCAGATCCGTTTACAAAAATTCCAACTTTTTTATTATTTGTTGATCTATCACCAACTTCAGATAAAAGATTTTGTCCTTTTTTATAATTGAATTTTTTTAATATCTTTTGATTACTTACTGATTTATTTTCATAATCAAGTTTTACAAAAGATCCTGATGTAGAGGCTTTATCAAAAGTTATATATTTTTTAGAGTATAAATCACTTTTACTTAAAGAGAATTTTACTTTTTTGCTATCTTTTATGCTGCCAATAGTGGTTAAATGGTATATTCCTGTAGTAATTCCAGATCCAGTTGAAGGAGTAAAGTAAATCTTTTCTCCTGTATAAAATCTATGGAAATTTTGTGTATTTAAAGTATCTGTTACTCCAATTCCTGGACCAGCAGTACAATTAATAATTTGTTGAGTTGAATACAGTTTATAGTTAGGTATACCAGAAGAAGTTACATAAAAATATTCATTATTTTCATCAATATATGTATTTTGAACACCAGTTGGAATGTGTGAAATATTAACTAAATCTGGATTCTCACTTTCACCAGTTTCAATTATTCTATTAAGTTTATTTTTCGAAGAAATATTAAAAGGAGTTTCAACTTCAATAGAATTTCCAGAAAAAATTGCTACTACTTTTGCAGTTCTAACAATATCATTTACATCTTCGGTATTTTCTAATTCTATTTTCTCTCCAATATAAAATTTAATATTATCAAATAAGTTTATAGTCCAAATAGTTCCTGTAGAATTACCAGAAATTTGAACAGTCTCTATATTATGTGATGTTGGTAAATTATAAATCCAACTATTAAATTCTGGTTTATCACTTAAATTTGTTCCAAATGAAGATAATTTTATTTTATCACCAACTCTTAAGTTAGATGAGGAATCATAATCTATTTCACCAATTACATTAATTAATCTAAATTCTAATTTAGACCCATCATCATGATAAACGTAAACAAATCTTTCTTCATATATTTCATCTCCAAAATTTAAATCAAATATAATTCCAGATACTCCCAAGAATTGATTATTGGTTTTATCAGTATATGTAATTACAACTGGATCTGTAGCATTTTTTGTTTTTACTAATAATTTACCAGAAGATGGAAATCCTATGGTTGAATCTACAAATATATTATTAGAATTGATCGATACACTTTTTGATATATTTGTTTTTTTCGTTGATTTAAAATTATTTACAAATGAAGTTCCATCTAGATATATTTCATATAAATTTTTATCATTGAATGGTCTATATTCTAATGAATAGATAGAGGCACTTGCTTCCAATCCATCTACATCTTGAAATATAGTTCTCCCTTTTATTGTTGATAAATCAATGTCGTAATTTTTAATAGGTTCTACTAAAATATTTTTAGTTACAAAATAATTGTTATCAGATGGACGAAGGAGATATTCTTGTGGCTTAATTATGGATATTTCTTTTCCAAATAGAGCATTGAAAAGCAACTTAAATGATGTGTCAGTTCCTTTTGTTGTATAAAAATCAATAGCTCTTGATAAAATATTTTGAATTTGTACTTGAGAAACAAAATTTCTGTTTTCAAACCCAGGCAAAAACTGAGATTTAAATTTTTTAAAGAGTTCTTGGTAAAAAACTAAATTTAAATTTTGAACAACAATCGTTTTAATTACTTTTGCTGTATTGGAAATATCTCCTGCTGCTTCTACTATGAGTTGTTGCTGAGAATTTACATTTACTACTCTTGCTGGTATTCCTCTTGGAATTAATGGATTTGCAGCAGGAGTTTCGTATGCAGACTGCTCAAAGTAAATAATTTCATTAACAGAAACAACAATTGGATCAACCAATGAAACTGTCCAAGTTGCATTATTATTAACTATTGTAGATATCTCAAATGTAGAAATATGAGAAGATGCAGATGTTTTTGTAAAATTAATAGTTTCAGATTTTAGTGTTTGTCTTATATCGTGTATTCCAGAAAAACCCCTAAAACATCCAATAAAACTATTTTGTGTTTTTGTTGTATAAAATATAATTTCATCATCAATTTTAATTAAACCATACTTGCTAGGAAATCCTATTGTATGCGAAACATTTATTACATCATCAAATGCCAAAACTTTTTGAGTTAGAACACTTGGATAAAATGCAGAAAATAAAGTTTCATTATCATATGTAGATATATCTTTAAGTGAGTTTACAGATACACCCAAATCTGCTATTCCTGTTGGATGCTCTTGTGAAATATAATATCGATCTAAAAATTCTTTAAACAAAGGAGATTCCACATTTAAAAATTCTGGAATCTGCGATTCGATGATATTTTGGATTCTGACTCTCTTAATTTCTGACATTTTATCTAATATAGTCTCCGTTTGAATAACTTGATGTTACAATATATTCGGTTGCAGAAGTATTTTCACCAGAAGTAATCTTATCTTCAACCATATTTACAACTAAGTTACTAATACTTAGATCTAAATATATATCCTTTAACGCAATGACATCATTTGACTCTGGAATTGCTTGTACTTCTATTCCATTTGTTGAAACTGTTGAAGTAATATTTACAACATCTAACAAGATTTCACCTTTATCATAGTGAACAACACCTGCATTATTTTTTATGATAAATGGTAGGTTATTTTTTAACACAAAGAAGAAAATTGTTCCTTTTTTATCGTCAATAGGAACATCACTCAAATAAACAGTTCCATCAACATTTAAAATAGTAAATCCTGTTGATTTAATATTATAACCACGATTGTCCAATAAATTATTTCTTTTTATATGAAAAGCATTACCAAAACATAACTCATAAGTGGCATATTTATTGAACTCTGGTTGAAGATCTCTTCTAATTTTTACCTTTGTAATATTAGAAGTGACAGAAGAACTTACATTATCAATCAATGAAGATAATTTACTATACTTAAATCTTCCACCAAAATTATTCAAATCATATGATGTTCCATATTGTGTAATTGTTTCGATAACTTTTTTTCTTAAATTTTCAATTTCAGAGATTGCACTTCTATCATAGTAAACACTAGTATTGATTTCAACATAAAGATACTTAAGGTCAACTATTTCTGGTTTAATACCAGCAATAGTGTATTGCTTTAGTTTATTTTTTATCTCTTCTTTAGTAATTTTAGAAATATATTTTCCGTTTCTTGGTTTTATTGATATAAAAACTTTTCCGTACTCTGGAGGATCCAGTTCATCTCCACCATAAGCAGTTACCGATTCTACGTTTGGAAATATTGCTGGAATTAATCCCTTATAATCATTAGCAGTTACTGCTCTATATTGAGAAGAATATACTCTAGGAGCAATGTATTTAATAGAGTCTATTTTCTCAATATCGTCTCCATTTTCTGATGGAATATTTGTTGTGATTAGAGAAATACCATTAGTAATTTTATTACTATTATTATCAACTAGAATTCCACTAAATGTAAAGTTTGCAGAACCATTTGCTTGCTTTCCATTTGTAATAATATAACTTACATAAACTGAACTTCCAGATATTGGTCTCTTTCCAAATATATTATCTCCAAATAAAATCTGATATTTTTCATCTTCTATTTCCTGAACTAGGAAAATCTTAGAAGTTCTATTAACATTTAATATATTATCAAACTTTGCATATTCTTCATTGGTTACATCTGTAACAAATACTCTTATTAATTCTGTATCAACATCAGCGTTTGGAATAATAAATTTTTGATTTGGTTGATTATTATCTACAATAAAACTTTTTGTTAAAAATCTTCCTTCATAGATTGAAATATTATTAAATCTAGCAATTCCTTGATTATCTACAGGAACTGTAATATCTTCTGGCACTGAAAATACAAAATTTCCAGTCTCCAAATTACCCAAACATACAACACCAGATCTTAATGTAACCGATTTTACATCTAAAAATCCTTCAGTATCAACTGTAAAACTAATTTTTGCCCTAGATGCCCTCTTTGATCTAGGAACATACCCAATATTTCTTGCAAGTGAAACTACATTCTCTCTTAACGTTGCACTATCTAAAAAAGACTCATTAACTGCCATATTGGTGTTATAGGCAGTTATATAAGAATTATAGGCAAGAATATCAATTAATACAGAAAAGTTAGAACCTTCATAATCAAAATCAGTGAATTCTGTGTTGGTTCTTAGGTAATCTTTTATTTGGGATCTTATATCCTCAAAATCTAGATTTGTAAATTGATTTATCGCCATTATACTCTAGTTGGTTGTAAGATAAACTCTATATTTTGTCTTGGGAATCCCTCACCAACAATATCATAGACAACGTTTATGTTTAATTCATATAAATCAGGATCATCTTCAATATTAATTTGTCTAACTTTTATTCTTGGTTCAAAGTTATTAAGTAATGTTTTAATTTCATCTTCTAATACAATAGAAATTCCAATTGTATTGAGTTCAAATAATGAATCATTAACAGTTGACCCAATCAAAGAATTAAAAAATCTCTCACCAACAACAGTTTTTACTAAATTAGTGACAGATTTTTTAATTGCATCTTCATTTCTAATTGGTAGAATATCATTCGTCACAGGATGCCTAGCAAAAGACAAACTAATGTCCTTAAATGCTCGTGAAATCCTTACTGCCATTAAAATAAAAAGGTATTTTATATATCTATAAGACTTTTCAGACTATTTTTCCGTAACTTGGTTCTGTTCCATATTCCCAATCATCATAATCTTCGTCATTTCTAATTTTTTCGTGCAATTCTGTTTGTCTTTTCAAATCATGCCTCGAAATATTTGGTTTTTCATAGTCGGTAACTAATTTCTTAGTTCCCCACATCTCATACATATAGTTTTGATCTCTATCAACGGGTAAATTGGACATTTTAGCTCCTGTTTTTTGGTAAAAACAGAACTTTTTTTTGTAGGAGGTTGCTATCTCCCCTATCAATATTTAACGATACAAATATCTGAGGTTATAATTGTCCGAATTTAGATATTTTAAGAGTTCTAGTGCTATTAATTTTGGATTTCCTGGTCCACAAGTATAAACATCAATCGCAACACACCCATTTTCTGGCCAAGTATGGCACGATACGTGACTCTCTGACAGTGCTATGACTATCGTGCATCCTTGTGGGTAGAAACAGTGCTGAAAGGTGTTTAAAATGGTCATTCCAGCACGTTCAATGCCTTTTTTCATCACTCCTTCAAGAGTTACCGCATCGTTTAGTAAAGAGTATTCTACTCCATATACCTCCAATAGGAGGTGATTCCCCATTGAAAACCTATCCAATTCACAAAATCCTCCTATTTTCTCCGAAAAACTATTTATTGTAAATAAAATCCTTTTCTTAGATACCCAGAGTCCTTGATATAACTCAAATCTGATGTATTTTCTTGATCATCATTTTCCCATACAGGAATTGCAACTGTATTTCCATATCTAAAATTGGGATTTTGTCTTACGTGAACCTCAATTAGGTTTCCATCAATGAATTCACAGTTAATCCAATCATAATTTCCCTTTAAATTTTCTAAAATTGAAGGAAATTTAATCATCTTATCAATTTTTTCCCATTTTTGCCACTTATAGAGAGGGTCATTCTCATCTTTTATACCTCTAACCACTAATTTTGGTTCTTGATAGTGATAATCGACACTTAAATGCTCTCCTTTAAACACTTCACACCAAAAATTAGATGGATGAAAATGCTCTGTGTCTCTTTCTATCCACACAATTTCAGCAAATCGACCCATACCAAGAAAATTTATCGCAGGTCTAACAATATAAAAGTCGGGTTTAGGGACTGTAGATCCAATTGGACCACATTTATACCCTAATACCCGACTTAATTGTAGTTTATTGTATATCCATAAGTCTTCATAATGAATTGCATTCCATTCATCATCAACTTCTAGATGATACATCTCACTTATTCTCTTTTTTATTATCTGGATGCTCTTGTAAATATGCTGGTTTTCCAGCAACCCAACCAAAAACTTTTGGTGTAGAAGTAGAAGTGGTTTCTTCTGAGTTTTCTTTAGGTTCTGTCATTACTTTCCTTGACCTCGATACTTTTTACGTGCCTTATTACGACTCGTTGCACTATATTTAGTATTACGACCACAACCTTGAAGAGTCAGCTTGGGTTTTGATTCAACTTTTGCTCCACCTTTTGCACTCTTTTTCACTGCCATTGTAATAATCTCCTAGTCGGTTTTGTTTACGGTTTTTTTAAACGGTTTTTTCAGAAGGAATTAAAATGCCCTCAGAAGACTTCGAAATCTCCATAAGGGCATCCTATCAAAAATGCTATAGAACGTCAAGAAGACGATTCTAAAAGGGACTCAGATGATTCTGGTCTTCTCGTGTCCAACACGAATCTTAGGATCGCACCAGATCTCATAACCTGCCTCTTTTGCATCCAGACAGAATGAAACATCCTCTCCACACATATCCTGAACTTCTCCAGAATCAAAGACTTGCATCTTAGGTGCAAACCAAGGATACTCAAGATTCTCGAAGACTCCCTTCTTAATCAGTACCCAACCAAATCCAGTATAATCAACTGTAAATGGTTTACGACGATTCTGCATTGTCTCCAGAGTCTCGTGATTCATCACTCCACCATTGTTCTTAAAGTCATCTTCTTCAAGCCAGTGTGCAACAGATGTGGTGTGACCATCCTCAGTGCAATACCAACCAGCAGCAATGTCTTTATCCATTGCTACAAGACGATAGAACTTCTCAGTGTCGAAGACAATATCACTGTCAATCCAGAGTTGATAATCATAATTCAGTTTTCCATCCCAAGGAACTTGCTTTGGTCCTCTGAGAACGTTTGCTCCAAGTACTTTGCATCGTGCAAAGTTAACCATCGAACTATAGTCTTGCGAAATTTGAATACTTGCACCTGCTTGTACAAGATCAAAACACAACTGTACAAAATTCTTCAAGTATGTATATGATACTCCTCTTCCTGGAAGACAAAATACAATTGACTTCCCACGAATCATTTCTCTTGCTTCTGCAACATTAAATTCATCAGATGAATTGTTTGTCTTTATAGGAGCATTTGCTTTAACCGTAAATCCTTTAGCCATAAAAAATAAATTTCGACGTTTACATTATACCACTACAAATCAATCATTGCAATGGGTCTTCTTGATTATTTAGAATTACTTTGATATCCTCATTATTGCCACCAGATGTCCACACAAGTCCCCTGACCTGTCTCAACATTCCATCTAAATCTTCTGGATTTACTCTCTCAACAATTGTAACTCCATTTACTTCAATATTATACGTATTCATCAGATTCTTCTACTTTAAAGAGCAACTCTTCCAGTTCCTCCCTTAGCATTCCATTTGAATTTGCTGTCTTGTCTGTTTCTAATCGATACTGAATGCACTCGATTAGCAGTTCCTTTTCTCCCTCTGTGACCTCTAACATCTCCTTTCAGTTTATTCTTTTCCAATTATATATCAACCTTTGGAGAATTTTTTCCCCTCCGGAAAAATTTTTCTATCTCTTGTGCTCCGAATTTTATAAGTTCTCCGAGGGTAATTCCGAGGTATTCTAACTCTTCCTTATGGGTGGTTCTCGTACTTAGAAAATTTTTTTTTCTTAAAGACAATCTCATTGTCAAAATCATACTTTTATAGATTAGGGTAGTTATGCGTTTTTCTTTTAGGGGGGGCATCGGTTTATAATTATAATACCCAACAATCGCAAATAACTGTCAATTAGAATTAAACAACACTGTTTTATTCTTATAACGAACAACAACGAATAATAAACATATAGTACTGTATTATAAGAATAAGAAACTATTACCAGGGTATAAGTGTTAACGAAGGGGCACACATAACGAATTAAGTATCACTGTGTGATTAGAATAAAAAACTATACCCCAGGTATCATAATACTCGAAGACCCACGAGTTGTCAACACATAAGGACGAAACATAAAGCACGAAACAGTACTGTTCGATTCTTATATAAAACCCTACCCAGGGTATCATACCTGTGGAAAACTCTTATACTTTTTCCACAACCCTGTGGAAAACTATTAGTTTGCCTGTGGAAAACTTTATATCGACCCCTGTGCAATTCTTATAAGTTCTAGGTGTTTATAACGAATTCCCTCTCCTCCCGCCCTATAAATCTAGCACGAATGGCATAAGACTCATAAGACGAATGGACAGAGCACGAAGTGTCCTTAGACGAATGAATCCACCGAGAATTATGAGTCTTATGGACGAACAAATAAAAATCCTCCGAGTCTCATAAGACGTATGAGTTTTATGAGATCCATTGCTATAACTGATCATACACGAACTTGACATAAGAATCAAGATGTGCTGGGGAGTTATAGTGTGCCAGTTCTCAGAGTGGTTTTATGCCCTTGACTTTTCTGGGGTTTTATGATACAATGCACGCTTAGACGGCAATAACCATAAGGTTTTTCAGACAATAAAAGAGCATATAAGAGTCAATAATACCTATAAGACAGTCATAACACATAGTTTTCCACACCCTTGTGGAAAAAGAACAAAACACAGATATATGTTTTTTAATACCTTTTTTTAATTAACGTTTATTTAACCAATTCATAAGATTAAGTATTCAGTTCTACTTGAGCAGAGGTGAAAGTATCAATGATCTCTTCGCATAAAGTCTGTTCAGTCTCATTGAATTCATACTCTTGTTGTTCAAGACAATAAAGTAACAATTCAATCTGATCATTGTTTAACCTTACGAATGTTTCTTTCATTGTATTAGTAAGATGCTGATTCAAGTTGAAGATTTTCTTTTCTTGAGAGTTGATCTACTTGATGAGACATTTCATCTCTTACACTCTTGTAAATTGTTTCATAGATTACATCATAACAATCTAGATTGATAAGAACTTGTTCTGCTAGATCATCAGTATATGGATAAACAATTTCATTACGATTGTAATCATAATGTGCCAAATCTTCTTTTATGTTCTGAGTAGTATAAATGACTGAGAAGATTGTTTCATTCGGATCTAGTTTTTCAAGTTGATTGATTAGATCTTTAACTGTTTGTTTCATTGAATTAGGGCAATCAGTTCTTTTTGAATGTGTAGGACTTCTTTGATGTCCTCGCAGTTGGATAGATCTACAGGTGCAAACTCAGAAAGGTTTACAGTGTTATCCTTGTAGATAGGAGCATAATACAACTCTTTTTCATCAGGGTCAAGAGTATAAACACAACCGTGATCTTCTTTTTGAAGAATAATCATTTTGCGGAATTGAGAATTGCTTGTGCGATCAGGAGAAGTTCTTTGCCGTTGGTTGCCTTAGATAGCAACTGAAGTTTTTCTTTGTTCTTCATTTTAGACTTAATCAATGACTGAGTAGTTGTCAACGTCGATTTCTTTTAGAAGAGTTGTGTATGCTTGAATAGATGCTTCAGTGCAATCATTCTTTTTGAGGTCTTGAATATAATACTCAAGTGCCTCGATTAACATTTGAGTGCGATTTGGTTGTTTCATTTTAGTTGCTCATCACCTTTTCAAACAATGAATCATAAGCATCTTCACTTAACCATTCTGGAATCTCAGCACCAGAATGAAACTCAATCAGTGCTTGCAATACCTCAAGTTCTTCAGGTGTAAATCGAAAAATCAATTCAGTCATCATTGTCATTTACAAACTTAGCAGGAGAACCACAAGACCGATAGAACTCAATCATTCTCTGTGCTTCATTTACATCAGGAAAAGATTGAAACCTCCACTCACAATCATTGTATGGCACTTGATAAGTAATCTGGACTTGATTTGACATCATATCACTTAGAAATCAGAGTTTTCACTTCATCGAAAGACTTACATTGCCCTGCTTTAATTGCATTGAGCAGATTGTAAGTCACAAAACCGCAACGTTCAGTGTGAGGGTCACAGATTGCATACCCAGGTTGTTGAGTTTGAACGTCGAAAACAGTTTTGATCAGCATTGGTTGTTTTTATGTGGGACAGATAGAAAGAAGAAACTAAACAAGAGTCAGAGCATCTTTCTTCTGTTTGGGGTTTTGGACTTGCTTTACCCAAGCAGACTTACGATAACCAGTTGCTTGAGAAGGAAGTTTTTGCTTACCCTGAACTTCATTGATAAGAGTAATGAAGTGAATGAAGAATTGCTTTTCCATCCGTTGAGCAGCAGTCATCCGATCACCCTTGATTACTCCGTAATCATAGCACGGCAGCAGGGGGTTTGGGGGGTGTATTGTGCCACTAGAACAAGTGGCACATCGTATAAGAGACTAGAGTTGAGACAGCACCCACATCATCGCAGAAACTTGCTCTTTAGTTTTCCATCCACTTACATCTTCAGTCATATTACCATTCGGTCGGAAGATACCAACCTCATAGGTATTCTCATTGATGTTGCCATAAAGACCACAATTCGGTGGTCCAGCAACTACACTAATCTCCCAATCATTCTCAAACTTATGTTTTGCTTGAATGGTATTTGCAATGCTGCTCGGATGCGGTTGGAAGTTAAGCAGGTCAAACATTGAAAGGAAAAGAATAAAGAACTCAGTTTTGCAGTTGAGAAAGAATACTCTTGAGATTTTCTAGATGTTCTTTCTTTTCATCATACTCTTCACTCAAATAATCAATAGAATTATCTTCATAATTTGTTTCCTCCCGAATCTGCCAAGAAATATCTTCCAAATCACCTTCAATTTGATTGATGAAAAATTGAATTGTTTCAACCTTAGTCATCGTTCCATTGCTGATGTTCCATCATTATAGGGCATCTGGAAGGGTTTGGGGAGTGTATTGTGCCACTAGAATAAGTGGCACGTCTTAACACTGGACTCAGATAGTCTGATGCGACAATGCAAACTTAACAATCTCAGTGCGATTGTTCTTATACTCAAGAATCAAATCAATGATTGCTTCAGTATCCTCAGGACTGGGTTCTTCATCACACTCATCTTTTGCAAGTGCAGTAAAAATACTCGCAATCTCAAAGTCTGACTCAAACAGAATGTTCCGATGATTATCAATCTCCAAGTAATCATCCACTGCCTCAGCAGTCAGTTTCAGTGGAATGTCAGGACCAATCATACCCAAAGTTGCAAGTCGTTGCAATGCACCAACAACCCACATCACTTTACATTCACCAATCGAAAGTTGAGTCATCATCGTATCAAGAATAAAGGAAGGAAAAGAGAAAGGGTGATGTTTAACTCACACCCCACAGAGTTGTTTGGTCACAGAACCAGATGCTTGACGGTTCAGAGAAACACCAGCACCTACGTTTGCACCAGAATAAGCACCAGCACCACTTGCACCATTCATTTTCTTGGCA